TTACCTTCTTCCTGTAGCTGCTTTCGCTCTTCACTTAACTCATCGTAAATTGATTTATGCTTTACCACTTCTAAATGCCTCAAATGTTTCCTGTTCAAATAATTTCTTTAGTGGTATTAGCCACATCCTAGATGCCTTATGGTCGCCACCCTGTACTGACCTAAACTTATTGTTTGCTATAATTCTTTTTAGGCCAGCTACTTCAAAAGCTAAGGTTACATACAGGTCATCACCAAGGCTTAGGTTATGAAACCAGTAGTCAGCTTCTGTAGCTTCAATACCAGAGGGCTTACCCCAGCTTTGATACTCTATAACTATGTTACCAGTGTTGTGCCACAAACCTTTTTCTGATTTTACTTCAATCTTTTTCTTCTGGAACATGTCAGCTACCATGTCCTCCATCACCTCACCGTATGCTAAGTCTATATCAAACTTCTTACGGTTATCCTTACTGGGTTTCATCGCCTTGTCTACCATGCAAATTTACCTTCCGACCAGTCTCTGGTGTAGTTGTTACCTTGCTTAGTGAAGAAGTCATGCAGTGAACCACTGTTAATGTTCTTATAGAACCACTGACTAATAGGGTCATACTCTACAGTAAACATAGGAGCTATGTCCAGTTGATTTAAACAAAAGTTTAACCGCGACATAATAAAGTTTTTCATCTGTGTATCAGTGATACCCTTGATGTTACCCTTCTCGAATATCATATCGATGATACGGCTTTCGTGTTCTAAGACTTGAGCGCATGTGTTCTGTATCTTCTTTACAATCCTAGCGTACTCTTTCTCGGACGGCTTCAGTTCGTCTCTAAGGGTTTTAAACAACCATGCCCCTGCCTCGCTATGCAGGTTCTCATCTCGTACAGAGAAGTTAATACCTGCCGTCATGTTCATCAGCTTGTTCTTGCCTTCCGCTTGGAAGTGCTTTAGGAATGCGAAGTTACTGTAGAGGATTGCACCTTCAGTGATACTACCCATAGCCGTAATAAGCATAGGGTCATCAGTCTTAAACTGTCGGTCAATCCATGCCATGCGGTCTTTCAGTACCTTGTCTTCGGCATAGCTGCTGTAGAACTCATCAGTCTTTAGACCCATTACTTCATTTAGCTTATCGTAGAATGGGGCGTGTACATTCAGTTCAAACATACCAAACACTGATGCCATACGCTGTATCTCAGGGCGTTGGAATGTCTTACGAACGTAGTCCAGCCAGTACTCGTTACCTACGTGGAGTTCGTAGAGAGTAAATAACTTAAGAACAGTAGTAACGCCATGTAGCTCACTGTCAGATAGATTAGTTTTGAGGTCATGTATATCTTTCTCCATTTCTATTTCTGTGGCAGTCCAGAAGATACTCTCCTGCTGCTCGCAGTAGTCAATAGCTTTAGGGTAGTCAACTGTGTACGTTGTCTTCTTCTCTAATAATCTACTCATACCAGTCTTCTTCCTTGTTGCTGTGTAATATAATCCCACGTAAAAACCACTCAATCATAAACGTACGCATGTGTTCTTCTCTTTCATTTTCAAACGTAACAAAGCCTATGTAGGGTAGCCAGCCACCAAATAATGGGTAGCCGAATAAAAGTATTGCGCCATCAATCTTATCTAGCTTTAGTGGCATTAGAGTAAACTTGTAATTCACATCTTCTTGGTCTTGTGGTTCCATTATAATTCCTTCTGCAATCTTTCGTTATGTAGTTCTACTCGGTCTTCAAACCTAACTACTAAATCTTCAGTGTTAATCTCAAGCAACTCCATGACTGTCTCTTCATCAAGATGCTCTAGCTTTTCGCATAGTTCCGTGAATGTCATAATCTCCTCTACGTCAGAGTAGACAAGGGATGCTAGTAGTATGCTCACTACACGCCCCTCAAATGTTCATCTCTGTACTGCTGTTTGTCTTCGGCATTTAGCCCCATGTACTTCTTTAAGTCTCTGCATTCATTTACTGTGAAGTATGCAAAGCCTTCCTTGTAGCACCAAGCCCCCATGCACAGCTTACTACCCTTGCGTACTTTCTTGTATGGGTCAGACAGAACGAAAATAAGTTCATGGTCTGGATAGCTTTCCCGTACTGACTTGTACTTCAGGGTATCACCTGCACGAAAGAAGCCCTTACACTCAATCAGTACATTACCCTTAACAAAGTCTGGGATGTACTTACGGTGCATGATGTAGGGCAATGATGATGGCTCGAACTCAAACCCAAACCCTGCTGTGTTAGTAGCAAAGGTTCTCTCTAAACCACTGCGGTAGGGGTCTTTCTTTTTATTTTTAGGTTTCATTTAAAATCCATTGGCATTTGTTTGTCACGCTGTAACATCCACAACAACTGTGTGTTCTGTACTGCGCGGTGATAGCCATCCTCAAACTCTTTCTTATACAGTTCGATGATAGTTTTATCCCAATCTTTCCTGTCAGTGCTATCTAAAAGCTTTACTGCTTTCTTCTCACCAATGCCACGTATGCCGATGATGTTGTCAACCTTATCACCAGTTAGCATTTGCTTATAGAAAAAGTATTCACCTTCTTCTGCGGTAACAGTCTGCCATGTGCGCTTGACATAATTGTAATGCTTACCTTCAACCATTAACAAATCTTTATCTATCGTAGCTATTGCTGTGTCTTTAGTTTGCGATAGTGCTAGAGCATCATCGGCTTCTATGCCGTCAACAGTCTGTGCTTTGAAGTGCTTGGTTAGGTAGTCTCGTACAAGCTGGTAGTGTACTGGTTTTTCTGTGCCCTTACGGTTGGCCTTATAATCTTCGCGTACCTTATAGCGGAAGTTATTTTTGCCAGTAAGAAACATTTTGAAGCTGTCTGCTTCGGCGTGTTCTATAAACGAATTAACAAAAGTCTTACAGGAGTACAGGACGTAGGAAGTGGGGTCAGCCGTAACCAACCCCGTCTCCTTATCCTTCTTCTGAGAGGCAAACCCTATCCTGTAAACAATAGGGTCGCCATCTATTAGAAGTTTCATGACTAGAAAGGAATGTCATCTGACAAGTCTTCATCATCACTCACAGCCTTTAAGTTAGGCTTGGTACTTGCAGTCTTCGCATTCACACGCTTCTCAAACACGAACCTAGCAAGGCCAAACATAGCTTTCTGTGCTGCATTGTCTTCATCATCACAGTCGCCTACACAAGCGTCAGTAAACTCTGAAGCTGCTACTGCCTCATGGTACTTAGTAGGGATAGCAACAATGCTATCAATGTTGTCGTACGTTCTATCACCACTAACACTGTGCTTAACTAAGATATTACACGGCGTACCTAACACTGCATCCCAGTCAGCAACCTGTCCATCTTGTGCGGTTGGCTGAAAGGTTTTGAAGTACTTGTACTCGTTACCGCGTTCATCCATTGTTTGGAAGATGTTAAACGGCTTAGTCCAAAGTAAGCGGGGACGCATCGTGCCATCAATATCAACCGCCTTGCCCATTACCTCAATGCCTAATGAAATTTGCTGACACGCTGGCTTCTCTTCACCCATGTAGCTACGTTCCTGCATACCTAAGTCAGCCACATATACTAAGCGACCTTCGTGTTCACCTTCCGTTAGGTTAGTGTACTCAACAGTAGAGTTGGTTGTTGCAGCTTGCGCTGACGTTCTATTTAGTGCCATTATATTTTTACCCCTTTAAGGAAAATAATTGTACCAGTATATTATACCATATTTTAGTGAATTTGTGAA